TGGTAACTACCACAACTAAAGAACAGCCACCCAAACAAAACAAACGCACTCGTAGGCGTAGAAGACCCAATACGAGAACTCCCAACGTCACTGCTGTATTGAACATCCCAAACAATGCAACAGCTGCTCCGATCGCTAAGCAGGTCACTAGGAAAACAACTAAGCCGAGTATTCGGAACCGCGGGCAAAATGTCGTTGTCACTCATCGTGAGTATTTACAAGACATTGTCCGTAGCACTTCTACTTATACTCTTGACGGTGTTGCTATCAACCCTGGCATATCTGCATCGTTCCCATGGCTCTCGCAGATTGCTGGGCGGTTTGAGTCTTACACTTTTAACCGCCTGGATTATGTCTATGAACCCATGGTTCCTACTACGCAGCCTGGTACCGTTATGATGGCAATTGATTTCGATGCCGCCGATACCCCCCCTAGTAGCAAACAAACTCAGATGTCTTACCAAGGAGCTGTCAGAGCTGCCCCCTGGCAACCATTCAGGATATCTGCGATGCAACATAATCGTGTCAAGATGGTTAAAGAGAGATACGTCCGTACTGGTCAGGTACCAGCTAATACTGATATCAAAACTTATGATATGGGCGATCTTTACTTAGGCACTGTCGGCACTGGAGCGACCGCCGTAACACTCGGAGAACTGTACGTTGAGTACTCAGTGACATTCAGAACACCCCAAATCGCAACAGCACCGAATTTGGCTGTAAATAGACAAACAACCCAATCTGGAATAATTAACATCTCTTCTGGAATACCGGCGCAAGTAGCTAGTTTCGTTGGCGAAGGTGCAACTCCTGCACTTTTGTTACCAAACAACTTAAATGGCGCTGCTGGTTTTCTAGTGAATCCCCAGATTAGGAATTTTATTCTTAACATCGCCACGACCCCACAACTAGGAACAACATGGAACACGGTAGCATCAACAGCTTTTAGAGATTTAGTAGTACAAGGAGCCAGTGTTTACTCGAACTTGAATGATCTTTCTAACATTCTACCTAAAGTTGCTAAACCATTTTCTGGATTCTTTAGCCAATCGGTGGCCCAAGGCTCATCGTCGACGTTATATGAACAGTTTATGGTGTTTACAACAGAAGACATTAGTTCGTCCAACCAGTACACATCGACCCCTGGTAGTGGATTTCCCTTTTTGTTGCGTAATCGCCACAACTCAGGTAGGTGGAACGTGGAGTATACTATAATGCCCATAACCACAGAGATCCCGGATCTGCTCCAAGCACCTTGGATTGGATTGGAAACTGCTAGCTTACCTCAGGAATACCTAAACTT